GGCCGGCGTCGGGCTGTACATGCTCTGCGCCGATGGCGAGCACGGGGCGGAAATCTACTCGGGCGCCGGCACCGAAAAGCAGGCGTGGGAGGTCTTTCGGCCGGCGCGGCAGATGGCCGAGGGGCGGCCGGACCTGCGCCAGCATTTCGGGATTGCGGTCAACTCGTCGAACATCAACATCGTCGGCAATGGGTCGCGGTTCGAGCCGATGATCGGCAAGCCGGGCGACGGCGCGATGCCGAGCTGCGCGATCATCGACGAGTACCACGAGCACGACAGCGCAGATCAATACGACACGATGCTGACGGGCCAAGGCGCGCGCGAGCAGCCGCTGATGTGGGTGATCTCGACCGCGGGCGACAACCTGGCCGGGCCGTGCTTCGACAAGATTTTGACGTGCCGCAAGATCCTCGAAGGCGTCATCGAGGACGACGAGAAGTTCTTCATCGAGTACACGGTGGACCCCGAGGACGACTGGACCGACCCCGCGGCGATCGTCAAGGCGAACCCGAACCTCGATGTCTCGGTGTCCGCCGAGTTTCTGCTGGCACGGCAGCGCGAGGCGGTGCGCAACACCCGCGAGCAGGGCCGGTTCAAGACCAAACATTTGAACTTATGGGTGAACGCGAGGGCCGCCTACTTCAACATGCAGAGCTGGACGGCCTGCCGGAACCCGGAGCTGCGGCTCGAAGACTTCGAGGGCCAGCGCTGCAAGATCGCGCTCGATTTGGCGTCGAAGCAGGACATTGCGGCGATGCAGATCCTCTTCGATCTCGGCGACGGCTCCTTCGCGACCTTTGGGCGGTACTATCTGCCCGAGGACGTGGTCGAGGAACCGGGCAAGGATCACTACCGCGGTTGGGCGCTCGCCGACCCGCCAAAGCTGATCCTGACGCAAGGCAACATGATCGACTTCGGGCGGATCGAGGAAGACCTCGAGGACATCCGCCATCGGTACACCGTTGAGGAGATCACCTTCGACCCGGCGCAGGCGACCATGCTGATGACCCGCCTGATGGCGAAGGGCGTCAACGTCTCCGAGTTTCAGCAGACCGCGGCCAATTTCACCGAGCCGATGAAGCAGGTGGCGGCGCTGATCGACGCCGGCCGGCTCAAGCACAATTGCGACGCCAACGACCCGATGACCTGGATGATGAGCAACGTCACCGCCCGGCTCGACGGCAAGGACCAGGTCTTTCCGCGGAAAGAAAGGCCGGAGAACAAGATCGACGCGCCGGTCGCGCTGATCATGGCGATGCGCCTCGCGATGATCGAAGAGGCGCCTTTCAACCTCAAGACACTCATCGGCTAAAGCGGAGATCGCAATGTCTCTGGTCCGCAAGACCGCGGCTGGAAAGCAGTCGGGGGCACTGACCTATGTCCTCAGCGATGCCACGGTCGACCGCTACGGCGACGTGATCGAGCCGAAAGGGTGGCAACTCGACAATTTCAAACAGAATCCCATCGCGCTGTTCAATCACAATGCCAACGCGCCGATCGGGACGTGGCAGAACGTCCGGGTCGAGGGGGATCGCTTGCTTGCCGATTTTGCGGCGGCACCGGCTGGCACCACGCAGCTCGCCGACGAAGTCCGACGCCTCATCGACGCGGATATCCTGCGCACCACCAGCGTCGGCTTTCTCGGCGTCGAGAGCGAACCGATTGACCCAAAGAACCCTTACCGAGGGACGCGCTACACCGAACAGGAGCTGCTCGAAACGAGCATCGTCTCGGTGCCGGCCAATCCGGCGGCCATGCAGGTGGCGAGGTCCCTCAACATTTCTGATGAAACCATGACCCTGGCCTTCGGCGGGCAAGCCGTAATGGGGCGACGGGATGTGGCGACAACCGGCGGGCAAGCCGTGGCGAAACGCCTTTCCAGGGCGGACAATCCCATGACCATTTCTCAACAGATCCAGGACACACAAGTACGCCTAAACGCAGCGCGCGATGCGCTGACGGAATATCTCACCCAGGAGAGCCAAGACCCGGTGCAGCGCGACGCGATGTCGAGCGACATCGTCGCCGTGGAGGCCGAGCTTCGCTCTCTGGAAAATGCCGAGCGCGCGCTGGCGCCGCGCGGGCCGGCGCAACAGGTGGCGGCGACCAGCATCACCGCGCCGAACATCAATCGGCGTCCGCTCGGCCTGCCGACCAAGGAGAGAAAGCCGCTCGACCTCTACCTGGGAATGCTAGCCACGCGGGTGCGGGCCGCAGCGACCAGACAACCTATCGAGGACGTTCTCCGCCAGCACTACCAGGACGACGAAGGGACCGCCATCGTCACCCGTGCGGCAGTTGCCGGCGCGACGACGACGGGGGCTGGCTGGGCGATCGATCTCGTGCAGTTGGCGCAGGGCGAGTTCGTCAACCTGCTGTATCCGAGTTCTGTATTCCCGAAGCTCTCGCAGATGGGAACCGCGCTGAACTTCGGGCCGAATGCCGGGGCGATCAAGATCCCGAGCCGCACGGCAACGCCATCGATCGGCGGCACGTTCGTCGCCGAATCCCAGCCAATCCCCGTGCGCCGCTTTGGCACCACCTCGATCACGCTCTATCCGCACAAGGTTGGCGGCATTAGCGTGTATAGCCGTGAGATCGCCGCTTATTCCAACCCGGCGATTGAAGCGCTGATCCGCGACAGCATCGTCAACGATACGAGCATCAATATCGACGGCGTGTTGCTCGACAACGTCGCGGTCTCGACGACGCGGCCAGCGGGACTAACCAACGGCGTATCGACGCTCACCGCCACGGCGGGCGGTGGCTATGCGGCATTCCTCGGTGATCTGAACAAGCTGACGGCGCCATTTTACGCCGCCAATGCCGGGCGCAAGCTGGCGCTGTTGATGAACCCACAGCAGCGGCAACAGCTCGTGTACGCGCCGGGGCCGGCCGGAGCGCCCTTCGGATGGGCGGTCCAGTTCGAGGATATGTTCACTGTGGTCGCGTCGACCTCGATCGCCGCCGGCAGCGCCTACATGATCGACACCGTCGATTTTGTCAGCGTCGCCGATGCGCCCGAGTTTATCGTCAGTGAAGAAGCCACGCTGCACATGGAAGACACCACACCGCTGAACATCGGCACTGCCGGCACGCCGCCGGTGGTCGCGGCGCCCGTGCAGTCGATGTTCCAGACTGCGCAAATCGCCATCCGCATGACCGCCAATGTCAGTTGGGCGATGCGGCGCAGCGGGATGGTGCAGTTCATCGGCAGCGGCATCAATTGGGGGCCGTAAGTACGTTGACGGCAGGGCGGGGCTCGACCCCGCCCACTATTTCACGGAGAAAACTCGAATGCCTGAAGATCTAACGCCCGTGCCAACGCAAGCGGAGGCCGACGCACTCAAGTTGCAAGTCCACAGCGCCGACCCGGCGCATTTTCCGCCTTCGCTCGTCGATGTGCCTGTGATCGGCGGCGGCGGCGCACCGGGGTCAACCCTTACCTGCACAATGGGCAACTGGGACGGTATGCAGGCAGAGCCGCACAGCTACGCCTACAGTTGGCGCAGCGGTAATGCTCACCTGGCAGGGGCCGCCGAGACCTATGTCGTCGCCGAGGAGGATGTCGGCCGCGAGATTTGCTGCCTCGTCACTGCCACCAATCCTTACGGCTCGACGATGGCGCCGCCCTCAAACAAGGTGACGGTCGCGGCGGCGGGGACGCAGGCTGCGCGTTCCCGTTCCGAGAAAGAGGAGGGCTCCCGTCATGCTGAGAAAGAGGAAAGCAAGGATGAAGTCCGACCCGCGCGAGGCCGATAAGGGCGAAGGCGCCGATATGACGGAACGGCGGCCAGATCGTCCCCTTACTGAGGGAGAGATTGCTTCACTGCGAGCGGACTGGAACAAAGTAAGCCGCGGGAAACGGCGGAAACGCGACATGCGCCCGGCGGACGGGCCTGGCTATAAGACCCGCTGACATGGCCAACTGGCTGGCCGCTCTGCTGCCGTGGAACAAGCGGGCGGTTGAAGGACAGTATAGGCCCGGCCCGTACTACCTATCCGAGGGGCAATATACCGGCTGGCTGAGCGCGAGCGCGGGCAAATACTGGAACTGGTGGCAAAGCGGCCACAATTTACAGCCCTTCGGCGAGCGGCGCGCGATGGTCGAGGCCTGCGTTTCCGCATACAGCCAGGCCGTGCCGATGTGTCCCGGCAATCATTGGCGTACGCTCGACAACGGCGGCCGCGAGCGCGTCGTCAATTCGGCGCTGACCCGGATACTGCGGCAGCCGAACGACTATCAGAGCATCAGTGATTTTCTGCTGAACCTGACACGGCGGCTGTACGAACGCGGCGAGAGCTTTGCCGTCGCGGAGCGCAATGCCCGGTTCGAGATCACCGCGCTGCACTTGATGCGCGACGGGTGGCCGTCGATCTCTCCCGAGGACGGCTCGATCTCTTATTCGCTATCCGGCAACGAGGTCGCATCTGCACGCCTCGACTTGACGATGGCGGTACCGGCTCGCGACGTGCTGCACGTAAGGCTGCACACACCGCGGCACCCGTTGCGCGGGGAGAGCCCGATCCTCTCGGCGGCACTCGACCTGGCGATGTCGGGCGCGGCGATGAACCAGCAGGTCGCATTCTATCTGAACCAGGCGCGTCCGAGCTTTACGCTGCAAACTGATCAGAACATGACGCAAGAGCAAATTGAGGGCACACGCGCGCGCTGGGCCGAGGTGACCCAAGGCGAAAATGCCGGCCTTACCGCCGTCCTCACGAATGGCCTGAAGGCGAACTCTATAACGACAAGCGCCGTCGACGCGCAGCTCGCCGAGATGCTCAAGATGACCGATCAGAACATCGCGCTGGCGTTCCGGGTGCCGTTGCAGATCCTGGGCATAGGTGGTCCGACCTACGCCTCGACCGAACTCTTGATGCAATCGTGGATCGCAGAGAGTCTCGGGTTCACGCTCAACCACATCGAGGAGGCGATCGGGAATCTGTTCGGCTTAAAGGGGCAGCCGGACGAATACCTCGAATTCGATACGAAGGCATTGCTGCGTTCGGCCTATCGCGAGCGTATCGAAGCGCTGGCGCGAGGCGTTATCAGCGGCATCTATTCGCCCGACGAAGCTCGCGCGTCGGAGGATCTGCCCGCGGTGGAGGGTGGCCACGGCGAGATGCCGCGGGTGCAGCAGCAGGTGGTCCCGCTCAGCTACGGCACCGACATGAAGCCGCCCTCGCCAACGCTGCCGGCGCCGCCGCCTGCGGACACAACGCCGTCGCCTGACGGGACTGATGGGAATGCCGATGCCGGCGACGACACCGCAAACAAACTGGCCGCCCTCCGGGCCGGGTATGAGCGCGAACGCCTTGCCGCATGATCCTCTGGTGATGGAGCTTGGCTCCATCGTCGGCCGGGTCGAACGTGAGTTGCGATTGCAGGTTGCGGCGATGCTGGCCGAGCTGCGGGCCGAAATATCCGCCCTTCACACCGCCCGTGCCGAAGCCGAGCTTGCGATCACTGGACGGCTGGCTCAATTGCGGGACGGCCCCAGGGGGCCGCAGGGCGAGCCAGGAGCTCGCGGGGAGCCGGGGGAGGCTATCCAAGGGCCGCCGGGGGTTCAGGGCATTCCAGGACCTCCTGGCGCGCCCGGAGACGTCGGTGCCCGAGGGGAGGCCGGCGCGATCGGCGAAACCGGGCCGATCGGTCCACCTGGCGACCGCGGGGCCGAAGGGCCAGCCGGCAAGTTCCGCGTCGTCACGTTCTGGGCCGAGGGAGTCTCCTACGAGGGCGATTTGGTTACGCACTTTGGCTCGCTTTATCAGGCCAGGGCCGACACGGCGCGCGAGCCGCCGCACGCTGATTGGATCTGTCTTGCCGTGGCGGGAGAAGCTGGCCGATCGTTCACCGTGCGGGGAACCTGGAATGCGACCGCGCAATATCGAGCGCTCGATGTCGTCGCGTTGGCGGGTTCGTCCTTTGTCGCCCTAGCCGACGATCCAGGCCCGTGTCCTGGCGACGGCTGGCAACTGATCGCCTCGCAAGGTAATCGCGGGAAGCCCGGAGAACCGGGACCGCGAGGCGACCGCGGCCCGGCGGGGCGTGGCGTCAAGGCCGCGGCGATCGACGAGCAAGGGTTGCTGACGCTGACGCATGACGACGGCTCGACCGTGACCTGTGACTTCTATCCGCTACTGGCGCGGATGATGGGGCGCTGATGCGGCCGGCGAATTACCGCATCACTAGGGTCATCACGCCTGCGGATAGCCTCGCGCTGGTGACCCTCGACCAGGCCAAGGTGGCGCTCGGCATCGACCCGGCGGATACCTCCAAGGACGCCCTCGTCCAGCAGTACATCGACCAGATATCAGCGGCGATCGACAATTACTGCGACCGGACCTTTGTCCGGCAGACCTACCGCGACCAAAACCGCTACGTCTGCAATTGGGTCAATCCCGGCGACCCACTGATGACGCGGCAATGGCCGATCCCGGTGGACGTGGACGGTGCGCCGGTGCTGACGGTGACCGAGGACGGCACACTCGTCGATCCCGCGCAGTGGGAGGCCGAGATCGAGACCGGCTCGATCTATCGGCTCGACGACTCGGCGGCGATCTACTCGTGGACCGGCAATCTGATCGTGCTGGACTACGACGCCGGCTACGACGTGATCCCGGCGCCCGTACAGGGCGCGGCGCTGCAATACCTCTCGCAGCAATGGTTCACCGACATACGCGACCCGACCCTGCGCAGCGAGACCATCCCCGATGTCATCAGCCAGACCTATGCGGACCCATCGGCCGGCGGCACGACCGCTGTCCCGCTGGGTGTGCGTGACTGGCTGACGCCCTATCGCCGGTGGTTTGTATGAGCCCGCAGGAGATGATCGCCAGCCTCGATGCGGCGCTCGCCCGCTACGGCCAGATGGTGACGCTCCAGCGCACCGCGATCGACGCGTCGAGCGGCGCCATCACCATCAGCGAAGAGGTGACCTGTGCCGCGAAGGTTCGCCCGTTCGGTCCGCAGGATCTGGACGCCGGCGAGGTGCAGGACATCCAGGTCACCTTGAGCCCGACCGG